ATACGTATTCGGCGGAACAAACTCAATTCATCAAGTATTAAGCGTAGATGGGTTGGAAGCGCTGCCGGGAATAAGAAATCAAGATGACAACAGAGGCTACGCAGACGGCATGTATACCGGAAATGATTTTCTCGGAGGCCGAGATATTATTGTCACAATATTAACTACCGGAAACAAAAGTACAGGGTCAATCTCGGCTGCAACTGCGACCGGTACAGGAATAATTACATACACTACTACGGCCGCGCATGGACTAATTACTGGACAATTAGTAACTATCACCGGCGTACTTTCTACAGGAAACCCGAGCGGAACGGCCGGAACGGGATTTAATCAAACGCTGCAAGCGTGTACCGTCACATCTACAACTCAATTTACAATCGCGGTAACGCTCACAGATACACGCACTAGCGGCGGAACTATGAATATGAGTTCTAGCGCGCAACAGAATTACAATTTGCTGCAAAGAAATGTGCTACCTCAGACCAGCGGAACTACCACTATGCAATTCCAAATGTCTACGGCAGACTCATTACAAAGAGTTTACGCTCGCGTGCGCGCAAACCGAACAATTATTGACCCGGATTATTCATACGGATTCATTAGAAGCCAATATACGTTCTTTTGCCCTGACCCTCGGTACTACGACGACACGCAGCAAACGGCAGCGCTAACAGTAAGTAACCCGCTCGGCCGCATTTACAACCGCATTTACAACCTTGTATATGGCTATTCAATTTCAGGCGGAACTGCAACGGTGCAAAATAACGGATGGGCTACAACCTACCCGGTAATCACGCTATCGGGTCCGGTGATTAACCCGACGGTGGGTAATTCTACAACGGGTAATTACATTACGATAACAGGGTCATATACCAATACAGACGTAATTACCATAGATTTAGATTCTAAATTAATTACTTTTAACGGCAATCCGGCAAGAAACCTGATAACAGGTACATCTACATGGTTTGGGGCAATACCGGGAGCCAATGCGTTTTATTTAACAGGTACGAGTACACTAGCGGGAACGACGGCGGCTACGGTCACTTGGCGTTCAGCATATATCTAAGGAGAAAAAATGGCATTACGTACACCGCCAAGCTGGCAACAGAATGCGTCGCACCCGGCTGAAAATGACCGTTTAACTACTCAAGGGTTGTGGCGTACTACTGGCATTTTATCCGGAGCTGACTTAGCAGTAACGGCAAACGGAACGCCAAATATGAGCGTAAACGTGGCTAGCGGTTGGGCTGCAATCGTAGGCACGCTGCAATCAAATATGGGAGCGTATACAGCGTATAACGATGCTTCAACAAACTTAATTATTACAGCGGCAAGCGGGTCAAACCCCCGAATAGATTTAGTATGCATGACCGTTTCAGATTCTTACTATACGGGGTCGTTAAACCAAGTAGCATTTCAAGTAATAGCCGGAACGCCAGCTGCGTCTCCTGCAGCACCAACATTACCGGCTAACTCAATTTCATTAGCAACGGTATTAGTAGGTACAAGCGTAACTAGCATTACATCAGGAAATATAACCGACACTAGAACTTTATCTTCAACTTCTTTTGTAACCACTACTGGCGTTCAAGCGTTATCAAATAAAACACTTATTTCTCCCGAAGAGCGCACAACGGTATCAGCAACAGCCGCAACAGGAACAATTAACTATGACGCTTCAACTCAAGCGGTGCTTTATTACACAACTAACGCTTCTGCTAATTTTACGTTAAATATTCGTGGTAGTTCAAGCACTACTCTTAATTCAATTCTTGCCGTAGGAGACGCAATTACTGTTGTGTTTCTTAATACTAACGGAGCAACTGCATACTATCCAACTGTTTATCAGATTGACGGTTCTGCGGTTACTCCAAAATGGCAAGGTGGTACAGCGCCATCAGGAGGCAATGCCTCATCTATTGACGCTTATTCATTGACTATTATCAAAACAGCGTCAACACCAACATATACAGTAATTGCTAGTCAAACTAAGTTTGCATAAGGAGTAACAATGCCTTTACTGGGAACTACAGCAGGAACGTCTGTACGCGCTTATGGTTTATTATCTGCCGCACCTAAATCTGTTGTTACAGGCGGAACACTTGCGTCTGACGCAACTTATTATTATCGCGCTTTTACGGGCAACGGAACTCTTGCAATTACTGGGTCGCCGCTTCTTTGTGATTATATTATTGTGGCAGGAGGCGGTCCCGGAGCATACGGCGGCGGTGGCGGTGGTGGCGGTGGTTTTCGTGCATTTACTTCAACTCTTGCCATTGGTTCCTACAATGCGGTAATTGGTGGCGGAGGAACTTATTATTCAAATGGTTCTAATACATCATTTAATTCATTGACATCAACTGGCGGCGGTCAAGGCGCAACGGCAGGAACTAACGCTGGTAATGGAGGGTCGGGTGGTGGCGGTGCTTCATCTAATGGAGCAGGAAAATCACCGGGAACTGGAAATGCAGGAAGTTATTCTCCATCGGAAGGTAATGCTGGCGGTGGCTCAGGTTCTACGTGGGGCGATGGTGGCGGTGGTGGCGCTGGTGGCGTTGGTTCTGCGGGTTCAAATTTTGGTTCTGGTGGATTAGGTGGTACTGGCGGTAGCGCAAATACAAGTTACACCGATTGGGGAACGGCGACTAGCACTGGACAATATACATATCCTGTTGCCTATGGTTGGTATTCAGGCGGTGGTGGAGGTGGAACTGCATTATATTCTTCATCAGCATTTGGTTACAATGGCGGTGCTGGTGGTTGGGCGTTATCAAATGGAACAAATAATGATTTTTTCAAATCAGATGGGTCGGGTTTACTTTTTTCTGACGCTTATCCAAATACGGGTGGTGGTGGCGGTGGCGGTGGGTCTAATAGCGGCAATTCATTTATTGCTGGTCGTGGCGGCGGCGGTTTAGTTATTGTTAGATATTTGAAATCGGCGGTATAAATATGTCACATTGGGCTGAAATAAATTCAGAAAATAAAGTGATTCGCGTTGTTAAAGGAGATAATAATGACCCTGCTGGTGATGAGGGATACCAATGGTTAATAAATAACCTTGGCGGAATTTGGATTCAAACATCATACAACAATAAAATTAGAAAAAATTTTGCTGGAATTGGTTATATTTACGATGAACAACGTAATGCTTTTATCCCGCCTAGAATTTATCAATCTTGGATTCTCGATGAAGAAACCTGTAAGTGGGTTGCTCCTATTCCATATCCGCAAGATGGTAATTATTATGACTGGAATGAAAAAACGACTTCTTGGACAATGATAAAAAGCGAAGATAAAATAAATTCGCCGGTTTTGCCACCTTATCCTAATGATGGAAATGTGTATAAATTTGATATAGAAAACAATTCATGGAATTTGTTAATTGAATTATGAGTGTAACTACTTACCGTTATTTATTTGCAGATTTGCTAACTAACAATATCCTCGCAGAGCTGCCAATAACTGGCGTTAATTTTACGCAGCAACTCAATACTGCTGGAAGTTTTAGCGGCCATTTACTTTTATCCGGAGTAAACGCAGCTGGCTTAAATGTGGCTAACGGAACGATTCCCGGGCGAACAGCAATCTACGTAGACCGTAACGGGGTGTTGGTATGGGGTGGGGTAATTTGGGGAAGAGAATATAACTCGACTTCACAAACACTTACATTTCAAGCGCGAGAATTCGAATCATATTTTGAACGCCGCAAAATAAAAACAACTCAGGTATACAACAACGTAGACCAATTAACAATTGCTCAGGCGCTAGTAAACGGAGCGCAATCAACTACGGCCGGAAACATAGGCGTAACGGTACCTACTAATACATCGGGCGTATTGGTAAGCCGAACCTATTACGCGTATGAATTAAAAAACGTGTATTCAGCGCTGCAAGACCTCGCAAAACAAACTAACGGATTTGACATGAATATCGAAGTCGCATACGACGGCGGCGGGAACCCGGTCAAATCATTTGTATTTTCGTATCCTAAATCGGGAACTACTTATACATCTACAAGCCTTACTGCACCGGTGTTCGAATTCCCTAGCGGCAATATGATTGAATATATTTACCCCGAAGACGCGTCTATTGCGGCTAACACTATTTACGGTCTCGGAGCGGGAAGCAACGAAGGCAAACTAATTGCTACAGCGGTAGATACAACAAAGCTGACAACTGGCTGGCCGCTGCTAGAGCAAGAAGCAAACTACTCAGACATTACAGACGCAACATTATTGGCCGGATTAGCCTCGGCGCAGATTACGGCTACATCTTATCCACCTACTACACTCAAAGTCGCAGCACCGCCGGCGCAAGACCCAGTATACGGAACATACAAAATTGGTGATGACGTAAGAGTAATTATTACAGATAACAGATTCCCTAATACGCTAGACGCAATTTACAGATTGGTCGCACTCAGCGTAACGCCGGGTGAAAATGGTCCGGAAAGAGTAACGCTGACGCTAACGACGGGAACATACTAAATGGGATATATCAATCAGCCTTTCGATTTCAAAGCATTTTTTGACGACATTTTTAGCAGACTGCGCAAGCTGGAAACGGCGCAAAGATTTACAGTACCGATTGTAACTACAGACCCGACGGCTCCTCGCAACGGAGACATGTGGTACAACTCAACGAGCAGTACATTAAAATTCGTAAACTCTGCTGGTACAATTAAAACTATAACTCTTACATAACCCGAAAGGGCGCAATCGTGACCGCAGCTGACAAGATAAACGCTATACGCTCTATTTTAGAAATCTTAGTCATAGCCGCCGGCGGACTACGGGTAATTTACAAGCTGAATAAACGCTTAGACAGGATTGAGTATCAGCTGTACGAAAATGGCGGGGCAAGCATGAAAGACCAGATGAATAGGCAAGACGAAACCCTACAGGGATTAGCACTAGACTTGGCGGTATTAAAAGCAAAACTAGGAGAATAAATGGCGCTAGATATAAAGAAGGTACTCGCGTTATGCGAAGGCAAACTCGGTTACAAAGAAGGCACAAATAACGATACAGAATTCGGCAAATGGTACGGGCTAAACAATCAGCCTTGGTGCGCGATGAGCGCGTCTAAGATGTTCGCTGACGCAGGGTTAATTGCCTCAGTAGCCAATACCAAAAAGGGATTTGCCAGCTGCGATGCTTGGCTCAAATACCTCGTAAAAAACAATCAGATTGTGCCGGTAGGTCAGGCTCAGGCCGGAGACCTAGTGTTCTATCAGTTCGACGCTGACGCGGAACCCGACCACGTAGGTATCGTCAAAGGCCACAATACAACGCTAAAGTACATGTACGTCTACGAAGGAAATACCTCGGCAGATAAGAAAGGTAGTCAGAGCAACGGCGATGGCTACTATCTAAAAAAGCGCGACTACAAGACCATTATGGCAGTAGCGCGTCCGAAAGGATAAAGATGAATGCTAAGACTCAAGCAATGCTCGCGTCATACGGCCGCAGTTTTATTGCAGCTGCAGGAGCGGTAATTGCAACAGGAAATACCGACTACAAGGCAATCCTAGTAGCCGGAGCGATTGCTACAGTACCGGTAGCAATGCGGGCGATAAACCCTAAAGATAAAACGTTCGGCGTAGGAGCAGACCTGCTCACAGTCGAACTGACAAAATTGGCTAAGCCAACTGCAAAGAAAGCAGCTGCCAAGAAGTAAAAAACTTAATAGCGACGACCCCTAACTAACGGAGAAGTGGTTAGGGGTTTTTGCATGTCGTAACGTGTGGGTTCACGAAATCCTTGCTAGACTACGCACTAGGAGGCTCACATGGCATTAGCAGATAAATTGGCAAGTATGAGTAAGACGCTAAAAGAAAATTATTGCGCTTACCAAGTAATGTACGACGGGTTGAACCCGGAAGACAGAAAAGCGCTAGACGCAGCATGGGAAAAGGGCTACTCCGCAAACGTGATACTAAATGCGTTACGTTCCGAAGGAATTAAAAGTAGTAACGAAGCAATTAGGCGTCACAGAATGGGAGCATGCAAGTGTCCAAAGATAACAAAATAGAAGAAATATTGGACGAGCGCCAAGCAATTTACGGAGACGCACATCGTAACTTTGCAATCACCGGAAGAGTATGGGGAGCGTTGTTATTTACAGATGACATTCCGGCGTGGAAAGTAGCGCTGATGTT